TATGGACCGCAAGGCAATCCGCAAACAGGTTCATATACGCTGCCTTTTGATGATTACGATGGATACAGAGCAGTAGGATTGTTGATTTGTGTACCAGAAGGTGGAGGTAATTTGTATGTACTTCTTCAGGTAAGATACTCAACCTATATCTATCAATTGGTCCAATTCAGTATAGATGGATATGATGCAAGTACAGCGGTTTATGTGGGAGAAAGGAATATAGGAGCCTCTACTAGTTTTCTTACTTTTAAGTCTTTACGTTTTTCAAAATCAGGAGACAGGTTTATGCTTCTGGAAGATATACATTTACCTTCTAAAAATCATTTTGGAAAAATAAGAACATGGACATTGGCTACAAACTGGAATGTTACAAGTGCAGATTCCTATTATGAAACCGACCTTATTCCTTATAATGATGGCCTCTATCCTTACTTTTTCGACGGAATGGATTTTACAGAAGATGGATATACCCTGATATTGTTTACAAAATGGGGCATAAATCAATATCTTGATTTTTTCACATTATCTACACCTACAATACTTCCGTCGGGCACTATAAATTCAGGATATGAGACCAGGTATTGTGATCAAGATATTGCCAATATTATATTAGGATTTAATGTTTTTGAAGAATCGTTTACACCGGGACAAACGGGACTTGGGGTTGTTGCAGGAAATGGTGATTTTGCACAGGGAACAATAAGAATCGATGAAAATCCATGGATGGCTTATTATTCTTATACTACTCAATACACATTAAATCCATACAATGCTTATGCCGATAGTTATACTACATCTGAAATGATATATACATTTGTTTTAGAAAACAACGTTAGTGCGTCCGATCCATTAAATCCGAGAATTTATTTAAAAATTAATCCGTAAAAAATTATAATTATGAAACTAAGTATTATTACACCTACACACAACACAAGATACCTGGAAGAGTTGGAAGAATCAATTAAGGCAAACACCTTTCAGGATTGGGAGTGGATAATTTTGCTCAATAATGGTGCAAAATACACATCGAAAGATACACGTGTGAAAATTCACAAATCGAAAACGAATACTACAAAGGTAGGGGCACTTAAAAAAGAGGCGTGCAGCTTCAACAACAGGCGATGCTATTGTTGAAGCTGACCACGACGATATACTAACACCTGACTGTTTGGAAAAGGTTGGTGAAGCCTTTCAGGATGAAAAAACAGGGTTTGTTCAATTTGACAATGGTGAATTCATTTTTGATTTTGAAATATTAAATGTAAGAAAAATAAAGAAAATGAGGGATATAATTCATAAGTTAATTAATACTTTAAAAAAATGTTAATAAGGGTAATATATGAAAAGTGTAATAACATTATTGAAAATGTTACAAAAGGGTTTGTATTTATTTATTTAATTTTTGAAGAAGTGAATACAATATTGCTATCTGTATTAGTTCTAATAACCATAGACCAAATTACTGGTGTATGGAAAGCATGTTCATTGAGACAATTCAAATGGAAGGTTTTTAGTAAACTTTATGCAAAAATAATACTTTATATGATAGTATTGATTGCAACGTTTATTTATGAAACGTATATAATTGGAATTAATTCTCACTACTTTACGAAAGGTTTAGCTGCTATTATAGGTTTTCAGGAATTATCAAGTACGTACTTGAATATTTCAATAATAACAGGAACCGATTTTTTGTCGAGTTACCTTAAAAAATTCAGGAATGGTTCTTCAAAGAAAGGAGATTAAAAAATGAGAACAATAAATGAAATTATAGTACATTGCAGTTACACCAAGCCAAATATGGATGTTGGTGCTGATTGGATTCGTAACATTCACGTTAATGAAAAAGGATTTGCTGACATTGGCTATCATTTTATTATTCGTAGAGATGGTAGTTATGAAAGAGGTAGGCGAATAGAAAGAATTGGAGCTCATTGTAAAGGACATAATCGTAACACAATAGGTATATGTATGATAGGTGGAATGAGTTATGATAATAAGCCTGATAACAATTTTACAACAAAACAGTTTAAGGAATTAAAACAAACAATTTATTTTCTTAAAGAGTTCTTTCCAGATATTAAAAAGGTATCTGGTCATCGTGATTATGCTAATAAAGATTGCCCTTGTTTTGATGTTCATGAACTAATAAAAGAAGACAAAGATGAGTAATAAAGTAAAAGAAGCATGGGATAAAACCGCTGGATATAAAACTAAATCTGGTGCTATTCTTTACTTGGTTTTTCAATTATTCAAATCTATATTCCCAAATGCTTTAAATGAATCAAGTGAAGAAGTTGTTAAGTATTCTATTGATTTAATTATACTTACAGGTGGTGCTGATTGGGTTTGGAGAAACAAAGATGAAATTATACAATGGCTAACAAATATTTTTAGTAAAAAGAATAAAGATGCTATTGTTAAATGGTTTACTGATATTTTTAATCAAAAAAAGGAAGGAGAATAATTATGTTAGGTAAAAAAGAAGGATTGTTTACTAAAGAAGAGGTAAAAATCTTATGGAAAGTGGCATCGAAGGAAATACCCGTGCCAGCAATAGTAAAACCATTGGTAAATCTTGTTGTTCCAAACCTCCTTGATGGATTGGATAATAAGGTGGGGGACCGTATCCCTGAGCCGTGGCAAACGTATTGTGAAAAATTAATTACTATGGTTACAAGGGCTTTAGAAGACAAAGTTGTTACTCAAGAAGAAGTTGATGAAGTAATGGCTTTTGCTGCTAAAGTGGCTAACGAAAAAATAGATTTACCTTTAATTGATGATGATGTTGAAGTGTCTATTTTTCTTGAAACATTCCGTATGGCTGGCGTTTTGTTGTATGATGCTTTCAAAAAGAAAAGTAAAAAGTAGAGCTGTCCTGCGTTTGTTTTGTCTTTCAAGTCCGGGGTTTTTTATTTGCTTTCCCCGGACTTTTTTTCGTCCAGCAAAAACCCATACCTAAATTGAAAACTATACATTCTATGTGTTTTTAAATTATATGTGCTTGCTTTTGAAGTGAACCCCTTTAAATTATTCTCAATTATTTCTGGACGTACTCCTGTTTCTTTAGATGCTTCTTCTATTGAATCATAATATCCAACTACATCATGTGAATAATTATATCCAATAATTACCCTGTATTTATTATTATTACTTCTAAGACCGGTATAGTAACCAATGGAATAAGCATATTGAATAAATTTTTTAACATTATTCAATATGCTTATAGGTAAAGATAGTTCTTTTTGTAATTGTGTTGCTATCTTATTTACTGTTTTCCTTTGGTGTTCTATTTCTTCCTTTCTATTCATTAATTAAAAATATCCATTTTTTATTGCTCAGCTTACAAACCCTTCAAGTGTTGGTTTTTCTTTTTTAACTGAACAAGTTACAGTTTCTTTAATGGTATTGATTTCAATAGCATTATTATTTATTAACTTTAGATTCACTGAATTAGCAGTTAAATTATTCAAAACCATTTCTTGTGAATATTCTTCTGGATAAATTAATACACCATCTGAATATTCAGGGCACGTATATTTCATCCATAAAGTATCCGTGTACAAAACTACTTTTGAACTATCTACCATTTCAAAAACTGTTACAATATAACCATAATTGTCAAATACAGCCAACTTTGGTTGATTACACTCTTCCAAATATAAAGCATTTAGTTCACTAAAAAGTTGTTCTTCTTGTGCTGTAACAGCAAACATGAATACAACCAAACAGAATAATACCAACATTAATCTTTTCATAATTACATAATTTTTAATTTTTGTTTAATACTTGTCTTATCTCTTTTACAATATTTATTCTTTCTGTTAATTGCCTCACCCCTTCATAGGGCTTGTGATTATCTGTAAGCAAATGTAATACTCTTTGTAGTAGTTCTTCCTTACTTGGTCCATATAAACGTTTACAATAGGTTTCATACATTTCTAAAACCTGACCTACTGTTAAGTTTTCAGGTACAGTTGGCAAACTATACCATTCGAGTAATTCTTCAAACTTTTTATCTTTTATGCCATCACTAATCTGAATCATTTTGTTTTTTTGTAACAATCTCAACTTCTAATCCCTCTTTTTCAATTTCATTTAATAACCTGTTCATTTTTTCCATTAATAAATCAAGGTCAATAAATGCCTTTTTTACATTTTCGTAAGTGGTTTGAATTTCTTCTACCCTATCACGAATACGTTGCATGTGTGTTTCATACGTGTACTTCTCTTTTCCAAGTTCAAGTCCATCCGTAATTACGTGCGTAGCAGCCCAAAATTTATCAACCCAAATCATGATTCTGTTATTCTACTTATTTCTTTTATTAAATCAACTTTAAATATTTTATCAGCACCACGTTCAATTTCTTCTAATGGTACACGTTCATCATGCACCATTATTATTTGTATTCCCAAACGTTTCGAAATTTGTTTTACCATTTCAATAACTTTAATATTTTCAGTTATGCCTTTTAAATGTTTAAATGGTTCATCTTGTATTAAAACAGAACGTAACTTTGGATTTTGCATTGTTAACGAAGCTATTCTTAAAGAAAATGCTGCAACATCTACTGCTCCAAGCCCAGAACTATCTATTGGATTAATTTGTGATTCATTACGTTCAAATAATAAATCACATTCAGTTTTATTACGCCTTTCTACAAAGTTAACAGCTAATTTGTATGGATTATCAAATACTGTATTCATAGCTAAACTTGTAATATCACTTATATGAAATGAAAGTTGCTGTTGAGTTTTTAAACTTACTTTACGTATTATTTCCCTTGCTTTTTCTAAATGCTTAATACGTTTGTTTTTACTTCTCAACTTTTCAACTAATTGAATCTTTTCCTGCTCAATATGATATTTCACACCTTTAAGCTGTTCTAATTCTGTACGCAAATCATTGTATTTCATTTAGTACTTAATTTATATACTTGTTCAACTACTTCATTAGTTATATGAACAACAGGAATATGGTTTATTACTATGGTCCAGTATGGTTCCAATAGAGAATATGTAATTAATTTTTCTGTACCTTTTTTTATATATCCCACAGCAATGACAATTATAGTACCCTGCGTTTCATTTGGTTTAAATCGTAGTGTTTGTTCTTTACCGTTTGGTCTTTTAAGTTCTACTTTACCAAATTCTTCAACTATACTAAATTCACCTGTATCTTGTACAGTTTCCAACAGTACAGCTTCAATATTATTTCCTTTTGAGTTCTTCAATTGCTCCTTCAATTTCATTTATCAGTTTTTCTTTTTGATTTTTAATTTCTTCCAGCTTTTCCTGTAAGTCATTAATTTTTTCTTCCGCTTCTTCTATTGTTTCACAATCCCATGTGGATTTTAGTTGTTCAGTCAAACTTTTATGTTGACCCCTCAGTTCAGCAACTTCATTTTTTGCTTCTTCAACTTCCTGTTTTAAATCTAACAAATCTTGTTCATTCATTTTCATATCCTTACAAATTCAAGTGCTTGGTCTTTTGTAATTACTTTTTCTAAATAAAGTTTTTTGGCATGTACTCCCCTATGTAAAGGATGACAATTTCGCAATAATTCAATTGCACTCATTCTATGTAAGACAGGTTTTAAACATTTGTTAAAACTTCCTACATCTGCTCTTAATTCTTTTATTGTGTTCATTTTTAATAATTTAACTTAATCCATCACAAATATTTTCATACTTATTAACAAAGTTATTAACAAATTCTTCGTCGATATTAACATTATCCTGTACGGACATTTTACAGAAAATCACACCTTTACCTTTACAGGTTCTACATTTGGTATCTAAAACTTTTGGGTGAATATATTGATCACCCAAACTTTGCTCATAAAAAGTACGTGGCATAACACATTTGCCTGAACATACTGGACATCTAAATGGAACTTTTACTTTAATCATAATTTTCAATTGCTTTATATATTATTTCAATTACATCTTTTCTTATTCTATTAGATTGTATGAACCTTTTTAAGTTTTCTTCAAAACTAAGTTCTGCTTCCCAATCACCATCTAATTTTTTTATGAATGATGCTATTCTATTTTCCTTTTCTTTTTCCCTTTCAATATGTTCCCTTGTTACTGCTTCTTCCTTAATTGGTATATAAACCTTTGTAACTTCATTTGTTTCAGCAAACCATAGATAAACTCTTGGTTTAAAATCAATTTGGTCCGCATCCTGTCGCATTAAACTTCCTGGATTGACCAATAATCTTTTCCCTTTTTTAATAGTAAAAGGAACATGGTTATCCCCTGTAAGTATTAAATCAAATTGTTTATATTCATTAATAAGTGAATTACCTGTTGGTTCTTTACAGTTAGGCCATGGACTTTTACCTATGTAATTATATTTATGCCAGACTAAAATTTTCTTATTATTTTCACTAACCCAAAGTTTTTCACCTTTTTTTCTTTCTCCTAATTCAAATGCAATAGAACATTTGTCTGGTATTTGTCCCCAGCTTGCTTTACGTAATACTTTCAATTTACCTGCTTTTTCCAAAACATATATTCCACTTTTTTCTTTTAAGGTAAAATTGTGTTGTGGTAAATCATGTTGACCATAAACCGTCATAAATTTATATGGCAAATGTTCTATTGCCGTACTAATTAAATAAGGGCTCGGTTTCCAATGGTGAAACAAATCACCGGCATGTAATACAGGGCAATCATACTTTTGTTGTAATGTAGCAACAAAATCTACTTTTTCCCATTGTGTTTTCCAAAAGTCATCAGTTCTACATATAGGAATAGTTTCTCTTAAATGCCAATCACTTGTAAGAATTGCATCTGGTTGATTATCTATTGTTATATAATCTAAGTGTTTACCTTTTGTTTCTGTTATTCCAGCTTCATCTGCTTCATGTAACCTACTTGAAATTGCTTTTATTCTTCTTCTTTTCATTGTTCTTCATAAATTAATAATGCTTTTACTTCACCATTACCTCTTGAAGCCTCAAAAATCTTTACATCTACGATACATATATTTTCATCTTCTACGAAGTTAGTTATCATTACTGATATTGAATAAATACTATCTGATACAAATCCTCTGGTTTTTCTAATTTTTTGTGTCATATCTTTTACCTTTACTTATAATTCAGGATGCCTTTTTAATCTTTTTAATCTTTTAGTTTCCTTTCTACTTAATACACATACACTCCCATTATTAGGTAGCCATTCTTTTGAATGGTCAATAATTTGTTGAGCAATGTGCATCCAAAAGTTTTGAACATCATCACCCATCATACCAAAGAAAGATAATGCACCAGCTTTTCCATGTTGTTTTGCTAATTTTTCTGCAAGGTTCCTTAAATGTGGTGTGCCTTCATATAAGACACATGCCAATTCTTTTACTGTCAATTTGTCATCATATTCAGTATTCATTAAATCTTTGAATGTATTAACATCTATACCCATAGTAATTAATTTTAATTATTTGTAGTCTTTAATATATCTTTGGTTTTACTAATCTCAAAACCGTAATGCCAACTTCCCCAGGAATCTGACATAAGGAAGTATTGAATACTTCCGGGTCTAACCCAATATTCTGTAACAATCCTTTCTAATTGGTCAGTATCACTTTTTAAATATACTATCTGGCCAAATTGAAATTCAAAATTTAACATACTCATTTTTATTTTAATTTACTACCACACAAAATGCAAACTTCACCCATTTCTTTTTTGAACAACTTTGTTAACCTTTGCATATTTTTGGCCGTTTTAAGCAAATTTTTGTTATTTGTGTGTAATTTATAAACCAAAGTATTTAAAGCCGTGTAATCGGCTGAAATTAACCTTTCATTTGCTATTATTTGTAATACCGTATCTATTTTTGGGGTTAATTTAATTTTTAGCTTTTTAGCTTTAATTTTACTTTTGATTCGATTAATTTTGTTCACTAAATTTGTTAAGTTAGTAATATCAGAATCTAAAGTTTTTTGCTTTTTAAATAATGTTAACAAATTATTTGCAAGTGGTTCAATTTCAAGTATTTTAGATATTTGGTCAACTTCAACATTTATGCGTTCAATTTCAGTTATTGTGTCCCTAAGTTTTTTAATACTCTTTCCTAATACAGAAATGTGTTTTTCTATACTTTCTAAAGCCTCAACTTTAACCTCAACTTTATCAAGGTCTTTCATATTGGCTAACCTCTCATCTTTTTCACTTATTGATTTCTCAATGTTTTTTATTTCACTTTTGGTTTCTCTTTCCCACGCATTTACATTCTGTAAACTTTTGTCAATAACATCTAACCGAGCAATTTTGTTAAAGTGAGAAGCAACCTCACCAGAAGAATTTGATAGTAAGTAGGGAGCATCAATTTGTTTCTTCAAATTTACTGTACTAATATTGAGAGCCTTTTTTATTTCTTCTGGAACATCTGTACCAAAAGCATTAAATACAGTATCATTTAATTTGTACAAATTAACTTTCCCCTTTTGCCTTACTATCAAATCACCTTCCATAGTTTCAATCTTAACAATGGTATCTTTCTTACAACCGTTGGTACGAATAGAATCTCCCGACGGCCTGTTTGTAATAACCCAATTAATAGCTCTTATAATAGCGGATTTCCCGCCATCACTTGAACCAATAATCACATTAACACCCTTGTCAAATTGTAACTTAGTTCTTTTATGACTCTGAAAGTTTTGTATATATACTGATTTTATCATGATATTAAAATTAAATTACCAGAAACAGGTTTAATTGTAATCCCTGATTTTAATGATTTACCAACTTTCATAATATATAGTTTATTATCTTCACTTCTAAGATAAAACTTTTTATCATTTAAAGTTATTATAACAGTATCACTTTCAACTGTTTCTTTATTAATCGTAATCTTCATCTCTAAAAAATATTGGTAATACGGTTACTCTAAAAAATATTGGTAATACGGTTACACACTCATTTGTAACTAAATTTTTTGAAATCCCTTTTGCCCTTTTTTCGGCAATATTTTTTTCATCTTCAATACCCATTTGCTCCAACGTAAATCCCGATTCTTTTTCGTTGATGACATAAATACCAAATCTTTTTTTCATTTTCTGTTTATTTTTCTTTGTTTACGTGCTACTTTATTTTTTGCTCTATTCCTTTTTACTTTCTTTTTGTGTTCATAATAATATCTAGATAAGCTCCTACCCTGATTATCTTTAGGTGCTATTGAATTCTTTCTGGCTCGTTCAATTCTTCTGAATTGCTTAGGTACTTTTAGGGTAGATGCTACCCCTTTCTCTTTTTTAGTTTCATTTACATAACTTCTTTCTGCCATTTTAATTTAATTTTTACGTTAACTTATTAAAGGGTGAGCCTTTGAAAACTATTTGATTTACAAACTACACGAAAGAAAAAGAACGTTTTGTTTTCTACTCTATTGCTCACCCTTATTTCTTAATATTCTATTTTCATCAACTTGTATTATTGTATCACGCCTACCTTTTTCAAGTATTGTAGAAAAAGTGTCCCAATGTTGCAATGATTCAATCCACCGCATTATTCTCCACCTTTTATTTTGACCATTAGTAAGTTGGACCCAATAATATCCTGTTCTTCTGTTAACAGGTTTTGCTTTGGATTTTACTCCCCTTTTCCTTTTTGTTCCTCTTTTTCTATTTACTCCCCTTACCCTTTCCATTGTTCGGTAATTTATTGATACATAAATAAATTGCTACGGCTTTTGTGATGGAATTTTTATATTTTATCTTACCATTTTCATCTTTTGTTCCAAAAACATATTTCATTCCATCTTTACTCGCTTTGGCAAATGGTGTCCCAAAGTACCAAAATTCACATAGCTTTTTAAGGTGTTCTGTAATATAATTTCCATCCATTTTAACAAAATGCGTCAAGTATTCTTTTTACACCAATTATATCAATCGCTTCTTGTGCTGCCTCATCCGTATTAAATTCAACAGCACCAACAGCATAAGCATAACTACCATGCGGAGCCTTATACACAAGCATTGTTTCTTTATTCACCTTAATCCTATACCTATTATTAGGATTATACTTGTATTTTTTATTAATATCCTCTGCAATTTCATTTAACACAATGATTATTGTCAATTGCTCAGACAAATTTTTGAATCCATATTTTTCTTTTGCCTTATCAAAGTAATATTTATAATCCTTTACCTTTACTGTTGGCTTAAACCATTCAGGATAATCATCAGGATTAACTCCTAATTGGTCTCTTATAGCCTTACCATTCATATAACAATATGCCCCCTCCCGTGAAAGGTATTCAAATCCAGGAAACTTTATATCCTTGAGAATTTTGTAATACCCTGCTTTTGGTGATGTTAATTTATCTATTAACATATCTATGGCTCTTTCTCTGGAACTTCTATCGTCAGGATTCCAAAAATACCCACCAAATCTTTTTTCACCCTCAGGCCTCATCATTTCAATTAGCTCACCCAATATCTTTTGTATCTTCATAAGATATTGGGTCAACCGGCCTCATTTTTAAATTATTTTTCGCATGGCACAAACCATGACTCAGGGGAATACTCAAGTACTCATCCTTCAACATGTTTAGTAATTCAATATCTGTTCTCATTTTTTCTTTGTTTTTAATAAGTTGTTCTATAAATGGGTCTTTTAAACCACTTGACATTTCTGAAATATTTAGTGGTGGTAATTCAATTGTACACCTACACATCATATCACCAAACCTTATTCTGTCTTTATGACTACCAAAAATATCCATAATAATTACATTGTATTATAAAATTTCAGTATTGAAGATTGTTGTCTTGCTACATTATAAACAGCAATAGCATCAGCCACAGCTTCATCTTTATATTTTACCCCAGTCCACGGAACTTGGTACAGTTTTTTAATTTCCTCAATAGTTTGTTGTTTTGATAGTTTCTTTTTATTAGACAACGCCTTTTTAGCATCACCTTCACTATACCATTCAATACCAATATTAAGTGCATCTGACAAAGTTTGACCCATGCCTAAAGTAATACCCACCATAATAGCGGAAACAGCTGATTGACTGCCATGTGGTTGTTCACTAACTATATATCTAACATTCCAACCTTTTATTAAAAAAATTAACTGTTGATTTAATTCATTAATTCTACGACACCGGTCATCTCCAACTCTTGTGCGTAATTTCTTATACAATGGTTCTGTTTTAATACAACCGGTTTTTAAAACCCTGTTATCTTCACCATCCATAATAACCCAACCCCAAGCTGTCAATGAAGGGTCAAGAGCCATTACATGAAAAGATTCTTTTTCGTTTGTTATTGTTCCTCTTTCTCTTTTCATTTTATTATGCTTCATAAATCCTTATGTATTTAATATTATCATAAGGATATATTCTTATTTCACCATCAATAAGTTCCAAAGAAAATAATCCTGTTTTTCCATTTGTCCAAACATACTTAACCTCTTGAATTGTATGGCAAATGTCAGATGCGTTCTTAAAATTAATTTCAACAACACCATTATTCAATGTTGTAACTTCACTATCATAATAATTCATATCCATTATATTAAGTTAAATTCTTGCTCAACAAATTCATGAAAATCTTTGTGCTGTTCAATAAATTTCGTTGGGTGTGCTGTTTTTAACGAATACGTTACATAATTATAAAAGCTCCAAAGATTTTCATCTTTAAATTCATCAAACGTTGGTGCAATTATTTCACGTTTGATAACCCCTAATTGTGTTGCAGTAATTAATTCATGCTCAATGAATAACCTACCAGAAAGTTCTGAAATAATACGTTTGCTCATTTGTATTTCTTGCATACGTTTTGAATGGCGTAACATTTTGTGGAAATGTTCTTCAAGTTGTTCAGCTGTTAAAGCAATTTTTTCACGTAGTTCATGAACTACATTACCGGTGTGCCTTCTTAAAAATTGAATTTCTCCACCAATCATTCCATTACCACAAATCCATACATGGGTGCCAGCTACAAAAGCTACTGACATTGATTTATCATAGCTGTTACGAAAAGCTAAACGCATACCCAAATCAGTATGTTCTTTATATTGGATATTCATATTTCCAATTAATTGTTCACCAAACCTACCAACGTTGTAAGTTTCACTTGTTATTACAATTCCCTTCCTTTTTAATTCTTTATCTACATTTGTAATAATACTTTCATGGGAAACAGGGGAATACGAATCTGTTTCTTCTGGTACTATTACTGCAAACAATTCTTCTCTATTCATTTTGAAATAATTTTTTATATAACCAATCCTCAATTATTAATTCACCTTGTCCGTCTGGACTTGTTTGTGTAAAAGCACTAAACCTTTTTGAAATCCAACGTTCATCACCGTCAATACTATAAAGTTGAGCTCTATCAGAGCTTCCCCACAAAAGTCTTTTTGCATTTACCTTTGTGGCTGCTTTTCCATTTAACCAGATACCGTGCATTTGAAATCTTGTTTTCTCATTTCATCACAAATAACACGAAGAAGTTTTGCCAAATATTCATCCATATCAGGCATTTCATCCTCACATTCTTCTATAAAATTATAAACATCTTCTTTTGTTTCAAATGTTAATTTTACAATAAAAGGTTCAAATGGTTTTACTTTAGTTACCTTTTCAATATCAATTTTCATCTCTCTTTCTTTTTGCGATTAACTTCAAATTTCTTTTCAATTTCTTCCCAAAGGTCAATTACTTCCTCACGTAATTCTGCCTCAAGGTTTTCTTCTTCAATTACTTTAATTGCTTTTTCTTTTGTAGCACCTAACTTTCTGTCCCCAAGCGTATATACATTTTCAGAAGAATAATCTTTTATAAATTTTAAATTGGATTGAATATCATCAATACCATATGAAAAATCTATAATTATAGGGGCAGTCCTATAAGGTTTCCAGATTGATGATTTAAAAACTTCAATGGTTGTTTCTATGCCTGTTGCAGCTTTTATTTTTTTACCCCGAAACTTAGATTCTTTATAAATCTTTGTTGGGGAAGAAAACCGCAATCTAAGACTACTGTAAAAACCAATGGCATAACCGCCGGAACTTTTGTATTTGGTTCTGCTGAATTTAGCAGCATCCTGGTCCTCACGTACCTGATTAGATGCTACCATAAGGATATTTTTCTTTTTGATTATGCGACAAGTTCTCCTAAGTTCTTCACTGAATTCCTTAGCTCTACGCATACCCATTTTATCCCCTTCATCTTTCTCCATTTCCAATTCTGTACTCAACGCAGCCAATGAATCTGCAAAAGCACCATTGACTAATTTTTCATCTACTTCCCAATCACGTACAGACTGGAATACTTCTGGTACTTTATCCGGCGTACCATACACCATGTTTTCGGCGTCAGTTTTCAAATCAAACATTCTCGCAAATTGCTTATCAAGCCTTGCTTCTGGGTCATGGAACATTACTTTTCCACCTTTTCTTTGGACTGCCCCTGCTATTTCACATAACAAAACAGTTTTCCCACTACTACTCGGTCCAAACGCTTCTACTAAAATACCACTCGGTAAACCACCACCACGAACACGACCACCACTAATTGCTAAATCAAGTAAGGTAGAACCTGTTGAAATAACATTTTTAAAGTTACCTTCATACTTTTTCTTTTTTTGTGGTGTTCTTATATGTTCTTCAATTTGTTTATCCAAATTGGTATTACGATTTCGTGTTCTTTTCATTGTGCAATACTGTTATTATTTTGTGAATAGTTTCTTCATCAATACCTTTTTGGTAGTGCATTTCAGTTTTGAGCTGACTAACAAAGGTGTGGAAATTCTTTATTTTTTTCTGTGGGTCACACCATGCTTCATAAGCCCTTTCACCTACTTTTTGTATCAGTTCATCTTCTCCATATTCTTGCATTAACTTACTTGTAAATTCAACTATTAAATCTTTCACAATAGATGATTTTGTCAAGCCTTTTGCAAGTGAATACAAGGTAATAATACTTGCTTGCTCTTTAGGAATATAAATTCCTATGAAGCAAGTATTACTCCTGTTTTTCTGTTCTCTCCCACTACTTTTTTTCAGTATTGTCATTACCCTTTTAATCTTTTTGATTCTGCTCTACACTCTTTGCGTAATTCACAATCATCACAATCATCAAACTCATCATAATCTTCACCGAATTCAAGGTCATAAGGGCATGTTAACTTTTTAGGTTTTTTAGTTCGCCTTGTTTTTGGTTTAGGTTTTTCTTCCTCTTCCTCTTCTTCTTCCTCTTCTTCTTCTTCCTCCTCATATTCCTCTTCTTCTTCTTCTTCTTCTTCCTCTTCTTCTTCGGGTTCAGGTTCTTTTACACGCCTTTTCCTTTTAGGCCGTTCTTCCTCTTCTTCTTCCTCTTCTTCCTCAATGTCTTCTTCTTCTACTTCGGCGAATTTTGCTTTTAATTCATCATAAGTTAAAACATGCAACATTTCATCAAGACAAGGTGCTTCATCCATAATTTCTTCCGTATATTGTTCAGAACGTTCACGGAAATCAAAACGTGTTGGGTCTGCAAACTTGTTACCTAAAGAATCATTTTCATCAAAAATAACTTTTAATGTAAACCCTTGTTCTGGGTCCATAAAGTATTCAAGCCGGTCATCATCATCCAACTGTTTTTCCATTCGTTCTTGGAACAAATAATCAGAAATATCAAGTACATGGAATTTATCTTTATTTTTATCTTTGCTTTTAGGCAACCTTATTGCATAAAGATTCCTTCTACTTGTTTTAACAGTTTTTAGTTCTTCTTCAGTTGCATCCTTTTGTTTCAACTTTTTCCAATATTCACAAATAGGACACTTATCTCCAAATGTGCTGGGGCAAACAACTGTGTCTTTCCCAACATTTCTATGAACCCTAAAGGGTAACTTAAACCAATAACTTCCCTTTGTTGCAATTTCATTCTCAGAATCTTTGTCTGGATGATTATTAATTGCAACTTTATATGGAATAATATCCATATAAACAGTACCACCAGCTTCCGGATTAAATACTTCAACATCTTGTGGCAAATTAAGATAACCATAGGCATTACCTTTTCTACGCCTTTCAACGTTTTTACGTACTTTTCCCTGAAATCTTGATTTTTTTCTTTTCCTTACCATGACTAATTAACTTTAGATTTTCTAATTCTAACTTTTTTATTTAACTCTGTACGTGATTTCTCACGTTGTTTTTCAAAATCAATTCTTACTTTTGCTAAATCTCTTGGTACTTTTGGTCCAGCAAAATAATTCTGACCATTCAAAATAACCATATTCTCTAAAGCTGATTTTCGTGTAAATGCTATTTCATTTTTAGCAATTTCAGCATCATTGGCTTTTTTAAGTGCAACCAACCATTCTTCTTTTGCTTCAAGAAATTCATCATTTGTACGGTACGCTGCTTCAACTTTAGGGTCAGTTGGTTTAATACCTTCACCCAAATATTTGTCAGGGTTTTTATTAATTTCTAATATTAATTTAGACCGGACATATTTGACCTTTTCTTCTGCACGTTTAAGTTCATCATAACAATTACTCCAATGCCGACCATACTTTAAAGCAAGTTCAGCTTGGTCCAACCACTCAACATCAAGAGCAGTATCATCTATACGCATGTCTCTTTGATAATTCATAATTTATCTACAATTTCATAACCAGCTTTTTCTAAAGCTAATTTATGGTCACACACATTATATAAACTACCTGTTAACTCTATAAAATTGGCAACACCTTTTTCATTAGCTCCAAAAATTATTGTTTCATTATTTTCAAATCCACTTAAAGCACTAACAATAACGAATGTATTGCCATCTAAAGGTTCACTAAGTTTAAATAGTTTTGCAGAACTATTCCAATTACTTAATTCTTTTACAAGCACAGCTTTTTTCATATTTTATTCATTTAAAATTTTTCTACGTCTCTTTGCTCTTTTTCTTTTAATTTCTCTTACTCTACCATCAACAAAATCAGATAGGTTAAGCTCCATTTCTGTAATTAATTCTATTGGTTCATCATCTTCATTAATAGTTTTACTGTAACCAGCTTCAATAACCTTATTTTCATAGTTACCAAAATTAATAGTTCTTTTTACAGTAACCCATGTAGTTTGTTTATTATTTAGAACTTCCTTTTGTTCCATCCTCAGTTTTGTTTTTATTAAATTTATCCAACATAGCATCATTCAAATCATACCTGTTAAGCATATTAGCCAGATGAGCAGTCATTGTTTCATTAACTTCTTCTTCTGTCATACCCTTACGATTGATTATCATGTTTTCTACTATCTTACTTGTGTGTGTACTATATTTTAATAAAAGTATATGAATAAAAGTATAACTCTTATCTCCCAAATCATAAAATAATCCGTATCTAAAATTTTCTTCCTTTTTCATTTTACTTATGAATTAGTAACACAATAGCACGCAAAAACAAGACCTGGGAATCCAGAATTATAAAATGGTTCAATAAATTCTTCCATTACTAAGTGTGCATTAGTGTTATCCGTTTTTAAAATAGTATTAGTCATATATCCCAAAACAGCCCTTCTTACATTTTCGGGGTCCTGATTGCGTAAACCCTGTAACGTTTTGCTAATTTCACGCCAACCCCTATTTTTTATTAATGCTCGGCATAGTTGGATAACCTCACTTTGCTCCTCTGCCGCTTTTCGTGCCATTTCAAGCCTTTTCTCATCAGTTACACTAAATACTTGCTTTAATATTTGTAAAGCTGTTCTTGGTATCCCTAACGCATCTTCAATAACTTGTTTAATAACCTCTTCTTCTAACTTTTCCCCTTCCTTGTGAGATACCCTTTTTATTAACCGTAACATTTCCTTGTCAGATAATGTACTCACCTGAAATTCACTACAACGGTTTCTTACAGTACCTATTAATTTTTGTGGTTCCGTTGTACACAATATAAAATACGCATGTTTCGGTGTATCTTCCAATACTTTTAACATAGCATTTTGAGCGTCATTAGTCATTTTATGGCACTCATCAATTATGTAAACTCTGGATTCACCCTCTATTGGTTTATATTGACAACTGTTACGTAATTCCCGAGCAGTATCAATACCACGAAATTGTGCTGAATCAATCTCTTTTAAATCCCTTTCACCACAATTAAGTTCCTTAGCTACTATTCTTGCTAAAGTTGTTTTACCACAACCCATAGGTCCATGAAAAAGCAGAGAATGAGGAAAACTCCCCCTGTCTTCCAACATTCCCTGCAAAGAAGCTACTAAGTTAGGGTTCCCAATAACCTCTTTAAATTCTTTTGGTCTGTGTTTCAAATGTAAACTCATAAAAATCAACCTCTTTTTCTTTTTAATCCTATTTTTGTCAATAACTCATCTGGTGATTGTGTGTTTATTTATTCAGCTGTACGAACTAACAAAACCAAATAATATACAAACTGATTAATAGATTCAGACTTTTCTAAAAGCTGTATAAGACCTTCCCTGTAATTTTGTGTACTCATTATTACATCTTTTATAAAATGCATGTGTTCTTTGTCAGTTTTTTCTTCAATAGAGAATAACGTGGGTAAATTTTTTGCAGTTGTGTTTCCCTTTAACTCAGTTAAAAAATCATCTCTTATGATTTTAAACGCTTCTTTTTTTGTGAGGGATATAGTAACTTCTTCTTCTTCCTTGCTTTTTTCTTTCATAACATAAAAATTTTTAATTTAACAAAATGCTGTACAATATTACAAAAAATAAATAACAAAAACAAATATTTTTAATTAATTTTTTTATAAAATTTATTTATTTTTTGTTCCTCTTATTCTTTTCTTAACCGTTGTGTTACAATCACTTATACTTTCCTTATAATCTTCTGTATCAAATGCCTTGTTTACAATTTTGAACAAAACATCAACTTCAAATAGTGCAATTTCTTTATCCCGCCCAACATAATGTTCATTAACATACTTTTTTCGTGTCCTTAAAACACTTTTTAATTCCTTTAATTCATTACTTACCATCATAAAATAAATTAATATTAAAAATCTTATATAACCAATATTTAAAAGGATGTTTATATGCTTTTTTCATTTCTTTTAGTCTGTTATCTACAAGATATACTTCAAGTCCAACTCTGTCAATAAATCCAATATCATCAAGTATGTGTTCCCAATCATATCCCCTTATAACACAGTCAAAATTTTGACCCACTATATCACTACCACTTGTAATTAAAACAAATTTTTGTTCTGGATTGTCCCACTTTAATCTTTTAAAATCTCTTTCAAAACCTACATATCCTATTTTCATAACTAATCAATTTTATATTTTTCCTTTTCAGCCCAGCTTCCATCAACCGGACACAATTCAGCATCTATTACTAATGGTGTAATAATCCACGGCCAATGTTGTCGTACATCATTTTCCATAATACATTTCATAATATGTATAACCTTGTCTAATTCTGGTGGATAAACATCAATTACAATAGCATCATGTATTTGCCCTAATATTCTTGAACGCCACCCACCCCTTCTTTGAGCCGTAATACCTTCAATTAAACTCCACAAAAGCACATGAAAAGCCGAACCTTGTATTGGATAATTAGTAACATCATTAAAGGTGTAAACACCTTTGAAGGTAAACCCTGTTTTACTTTCAAAAAAACCGTCTTTCAAATATTGCCGCCACCATTGTTGTTTCCATCTGTCATATTTTCGGTAACGTTTACCCCAAAAGTCAGCTTCTATATTTCTTACGTGTTCAGTAAAATCATTCATGCGTCTAAACCCTTGTTCAATTAAATGGTCTGAAATATTACCATTTTCAAATTCAATACCTTCCCCCTTTTTCCATTTGGTTTTAGTACTCAATTTGCACCAAGTTCCAATTAAATATTCAGAACAGTTTTTGTAGTAATCACCATAAAATTGTGGGAATACAAATCCATTCTTTGCGGCGGCACGTAATACAGAATGTGTTGGCTCATTACCATCAAAATTGTTAATTACAAATAATTCTTTTGCCATATCTCCGTGCATATCACCATGTTCAATATCATACATTAATTTTTCATCTTCATTATAACAAGCTGCAATTCTTACCTCAAGCTGTTTATAATCAAGCTCTAACAGTTGGTGTCCTTTCCGTGGGTAAAGTGATTTTCTTACTATTTGCATTGATTCTTTATCTCGCTTAGGAACGTTTTGAAAGTTAGGTTTATCAGAACTACTTCTGTAAGTCCTTACCAAATGCAAATTAAAAAACGGCCTTAAATGTCCATCAACTTGTTCACGATATATTGAAGCTAAAAAAGTATCACGAATAGCTTTTAATTTTTTTATTCTCAATAAAATTTGTAACTCTGGTATATTTAATTGGTTTAATGCTTCTTCATCTGTTGAAGCTGTACCTTTTGCAGTTGTTTTAACAGGTTCAATTTTCTTAACCCTATATAAGAATGTACCTAATTGAGCTCCACTATAAATATTTATAGCCTTTTTTGTAGAACTTTCCCAATCTTTAAAAAATTTGGTTGCTTTAAATTCATTTTCCAGTTGTTTTATCTTGCCCGAAATTTCTCCGTTTTGTTTACGTATGTATTCTGTATCTACACGCAAACCATGTTGTTCAGCGTATGATAAAGCAATAGTACCATCATGAAATAATTTATATGCTTCTCTTGTATCTTTATTCATAATTTAAAAAGGTAAAAAACATTCTGTACATTGTTGTTTTTCAGCCAACCGGTATTCATAAATACTATCTAAACCACAGTATTTTAATAGTTTCCTTTCACCGGATTTAGTGCTTATTAAATCTTTAATTGTATTCATAGAGTTTCCATTCTTTGGGTCTTTTGCCATTAAATATTTGCTAACTTCACTATCATAGTCTGGTATTCCAAAATTAACAAACACTTGAAATTTAAGACTTGTAATACCTGTACGGTTATCCAATAAATGTGCCGCAACCATACTATCCCATTCCCAGCCTTTTACACGTGTACCTAAACGTACAAGGCTCCAACTTTCTTCAAATTTCATATTGTGTGCTATTTTATAGATACCTTCATTAAGTAATAAATCTATAAATGGCTTTCGTTCACTTTTCTTTTTTGGCATCATAAAAGAGTACCCTTCATTTTCACTTATTGCTACTGATGCACAAATTATTCTATGACCTTTTCCATGTGGTTTTAACCCTGTTGTTTCATAGTCAAAAGAAATCCTTTGTGGTGGGTGTATAGTTTTTAATACCGATAAATCTTCAATATAATGTATTTTTGGTTCTATATATTTAGGTAATTCTACATCAACCATACTAATAGCTCTTTGTAAATCCTGTTTCCATATGGTTTCAACAGCACTATTTGTATCATTACGTAAAACATAACTTGGGTGAAATACAGGACAAATCCATGTTTTAAAATCTTGGTCTGGTATAGTAAATCCACGCCACTTGTTAATTCCATCAAGTTTCTTTTTCCAACGGTGTCCAATTATAGAATATAAAGCAGCACCCCCAAAAAGAACTACAACTTTTGGTTTATATTTTTCAATTAATTGAATAACACTTTTACGACAACAATCAATTTCATAATTTGTAGGTGGTCTGTTGCCTGTTTTACTTGTTGGCCTACAATTAACAGCATTAATATTCAAGCAGTCTTCAAACAGGTCAATACCTAATTCCCTATATGTTTCCTTTAAGTATCGACCTGTTTTCCCCTGCCATTGCATACCACGCCTGTCTTCCACTTCTCCAGGAGCCTCACCAATATTTAAAATTCCCATTTTAAAATCACCGTGAGGTCCCATTTTTGGGGAAAGCACCCTACCTATCAAACCACAAGATTGACAAGTATAATTTTTACCGTCAGGTCTGTATTTTGATTTTAACTCATTGACATTAAAAAATCCTTCAATCACTGTTTTCTTCTATTATATTATTAGTAGTATCCCCTTTGTGCCAATCTCTGTATTTATAAACTAAATCACCTGTATTTTTATCTATTCCTACTGGAAATAATGAAGATGAAAAATATTGGTATGGACCTCTTGGATGTTTTGGATTATTCCACTTTTCTCTCATGTGGTCACCAAATGTTTTATTAATTTTGAGCCTATGACTATGCCAATTACCAGCACTTACCATAGCGTTCATTGATGTTTCATGAGCCCATTCTGGACGCCAATCATTATAACTGAATAACCTTTCTTCCCCTTTTTCAAATGCTTTCCTTGCTTGTACTATTACTTCCGTCATTTGTCGCCTACTCCATTTGCTAAACCATTCATGACCGGAATCAGGTAAACCACAACAGCTACCGGTATCATTCCATTCTTTAAAATGTGGGTCGCTTATACCAAATGTCATGTCTAATTCATGAACGTAATCTTTAACTTTTTTAGTCATTTCGTACTTCATATCACGAGTTGACCTTCTACAAGTTTCAGATTGTTTAGATGTAGTATTCCATTCTTCTCCAAATTTAGGATTTCTCATAGCTTTAAACATGAGTCTATACATTTCTTTTTGTCTTGGTGTCAAAACTGATTGTAAAAATATATATTCAAAACTCATTGCTCTTGCTCCAGATTCTTTTGCTCGATATATTAATTTTTTCCAAGCTTCCGGTTCTCCAGGATAAGCATCAGTAATTCCAGGAAGGAATGGACGCATCCTTATACTTGCATTACACCCAATATCAGTCAACGACTTCATAGCTTGTAATCTTTCAGTAGTTGTTGGAGCATTTATGTCAACTTGCTTTATTAATGTATCACTATTTGATATTATTGAAAATGCAAACCAAAATTGGTCAGGATTCTTTTCAAATAGTTTTAAATATTCAGGTCTGTTCAAAACAGCTCCACCTTTAGTTCCAATTCTTACAGGTACTTTATATTTTATGAATAGTGGAATTGCTTTTTTAGCCCATCCACTTTGAAGCTCTAAATCATCAAATGGGTCCCCAAGCGCACCTAATTGTACAGGTACTCCAGCATCAAGAACTTTGTACATTGAACGGCTTAGTTTATCATTAGCATCTCTTGCTAAAAATCTTTCTAATTTGTGTATATTCCATTCGCTGTAAAAACTACCTTCCTTTATGATGCGTTGTAATGTGGCTTGATTCCTGTCTGGTGCTCTTTGTAGGTTATTGCTAAAGCAATATAAACAGTTAAAAGCACATCCACTATGACTATCTATTGCTATTGGTAATGAACAATCCATAGCATCTGCTGTGAACCTTAACCCATTATACGTTTTTGGGAATTCTTTTGGGTACTCATATTTTATTCGCATTTCCTTAGCAAGACCAGCACATAGAGTTCCTGGTTTTAAACCTTGCCTTTCACATATTCCACAGGCTTTACAAATAGGGTCTATCATAATTTTTTCATTTTTTTGACTAATTTAATTAATTTTTCAGAATCAAGTTTTGGATGACTTAAAGATTTGTTTTTCTCTATTTCAAAGTATTCCAAAACTTCTTTATAACCCTTATGGTCATCAAAGTAAAAAACCAAGAAATCTCTATCTGGTATTTGTACTCCTTTCATATCCGTTGGGATATTAAAAAAACCTTTTGGTTTTACTACGTCTTTTTCTGTTTCATCTAAGGAATCATACTTTATATATTTAGTAAAATCTCCCGGGAGTAATCTTTTATTTAATTTTTTCTTTTTACCCCTTGTTCTCTCTTTTGTTTCACTCATCTCTATTCTTTTAAAAGTGCTAAATATTCCCAGTTATTCCCTGAAAATTTAAGTGTTTTACCATTAAAGATACTTGTTCTTGTTTCATTTAAAATATCTTTAAACAAAATTGGGGTCATGCTAAATTTAAAATTGTGTTCACATTTTACTTTAGCATATTCTTTAAACCAACCTGTATCAGAACTGCTACTGAAATGTATTTTTTCATTCTTTACTTCAACAGTAATTTCTTCATCAAAAATATCATCTCTTTTAGCAAACACTTCTGCCCTATCTACAATTTCCAATACACTTTTAGGGAATGTTATTTTTTCACCTTTGACTTTCAAAAATTTAATAACATTCGGAAATTCACCATATTTGGTACGACATGCAAATTCAGTATTTTCTTTGTTTCTTAATATAATCCATTCATCTCCAACACTTATTTCTGTTGGATTTATTTTAATTAATTCCTTTGCTGATTTTGCAGGAAGTAACATTGAATGGCCAATATTAAAATTATCAAATTTGTACCTATAAATTCTATAATTATCAGTACTTTCAACGTAATTACTTTTCAAATGGACACAATTCAATATTGGTTGAGTTATATCCTTTTTAACTACCTCAGCAGCCATTTTTATAGCCAAACTGAAGTTTTCTGGTAGTGGCATCCATTTTTTTGGTGCATCAATTTCACCTAATGGTTGTGAAACTTTTGAATTTAATGTCAATCCAGCTTTAGCTCTCCCAGCTTTAAATTGAATTTCATTATTCTCTAAAGAAATTTCAATTTCATCACCTTTAACTTTCTTTAGAAAAGCATATAATTCTTCTGCCTTAATACAACCTTCAACATCAATATCGACTGGATGACTTATACTTATTTCATCATTATAAGTAGTAACTCTACCATTTTTAAATCCAAATGTATCTGTTTGTTCAACAGTATCTTTATTTGAAAGTCCTGGTTTTACTACTTCTAATGCTTTTAATAATGAACTTTTATTCATATAATAAAAATTTGAGGGGTTATAAAATAAATTATAACCCCAATTTTAAATCACTCTCCCGGGAAATCAATTCCAAACACTTCAAGAACATCCATAGTATATCCAAGCATTTTGGCTGTTTGTTTGTCATTTGGTGAGCCATAGGTTTCATTTGTTAATTTAACCCATTCATCAAATGTTTTTGGTTTATGTTCTTTCAATGCAATAGCAGCAGCTTTAATCCTTCTAATAGATTCAGCTTTTTCTTTTTTCACTTTTTCTTTTTTCCCGGCGGTACTTGCTTTTTTCTTCGGAACAGGTTTTTTCTTAGGAGCAGGTTCTTCTTCTTCCTCTTCTTCCTCTTCTTCCTCTTCCTCTGGTTCAGGTTCTTTTTTAACCTTACGTTTTTTAGAAGTAGGTTTTTTCTTAGGAGCAGGTTCTTCCTCTTCCTCTTCTTCTTCCTCCTCCTCATATTCCTCTTCTTCTTCGGTTTCAGCTCCATATTTTTCAACAAGAGCATCAATTACAGATTGAGTTTTTTTGCTAAACTCATCTTCTTCGGTTACAAGTTCATCAATTACACCGAATAATTCTTTTTCAAATTGCTTTTGATTAGTCCACTCAACAGGTGGGTTAATTCCTTCAAGAACTTCATCAAGCTCTTTGTACGCATCCAACAATTGTTGTTTTGTCAACTTAATTTTTGCCATAATTTTGAAACTTTAATGATTAAAAAAATTAAAAAACTTTATTACTTTGCAATATTAATATAAAAAAATTAAAAAACAAATTTTTTAACAAATTTTTTTATAAAATATTAAATTGCCTATTCAATTGGTGTAACAGGTCTATTATCCTTTTCTTTTTCAAACTTATTTCTTAGTACTTCTTCAACATCTTCTTCGGTTAGTAGCTGGCGAATACATTGTTCTCCATTAAACCAGAAACATCCGGCATAACATAGTTGTCTTTTTTCACATTCATAATTACTGTGATAATAATCTACACATTTCATTTTTTAGCTTTTTTAATTATTTTATGTATTGTTCCTTCCTTTTTATTCACTTTAAACCCTTCCAACTTACTAACCTTTTCAAATACTCTGTCCATTGGTAAAGTTCTTGCTGGTCTGCCTCCAAACACAGCATCATGTTCATTTGCTAACTGGTCCCATGTTAAGGGTGGACTTAATTTGCTTTTCATAATTATTAAATATCTACAAAGATTGAGGCTAATAATTCTATACCTTTCCACATTAAATACATCAGCCAAAATATTGTAACTAAGACTACATTTTGGTCATATCCGTATATGTCATACCCATCCCACTCCCATTTTTTCTCTGCAACAATTCTACCTATTACAAAGTAAGCAATTATTCCTATTATTATTAAGACTACCATTTTAATTATTATCATTTTATTTGTTACATCTAAGAATCTCCGCCCTGTTGCGGGGTGCATTACTAAATATATCATATTCTAAGTAACTCAAAAATCTGAGAGTTGGCACAGCATCACGGACCTCAGAAACAGAATAAGGACAAAACATGCTATTTGTTTGGGTTATCAACATAACCCAAGACATGAAGCCCATGATACTGTTAAAAAATACTATCATAATCTTTTAAATTAATAGAAACTTCCTAAAAATGGCCTACCTATTTCCGGTTTTTGCAATACATAAACTTGTTGTGTGTAATGAAAATCACTCTCACGCAGAACAATCCTATTATATCGCATTACACCTAATTGTTTTTCCCGACCCTTAACATCTTGATTCATACCATACATTGCAGTAACATGACCAAACTTTCTTTTATCTTCACTAAAATTCTCCATGTCAATTAAATCCTTACTATAACTTTTACTGTCCGTTTGTGTTGGTGCTATTACTAATGCGTTCGTTTCTTGTGAAAGCGCACGTAATCGTTTCCATTTATGGTTTTCTTGTTGTCTTGTGTCCCCCTTGATTTCAGGTTCTAATATATCAGCATAATCAATTAGTATTATATCAGGTACAAAATCTTCTTCACGTTCCCATTTATCCAATATTTCTCTTATTTTACCAACAGTTAAAGTTCCATTTATGTGAGTACTTATTTTTATTTTCCTTTTCTTGTCAATAAAATGTTTCTTTATTAATTTCTTAGCTTCTCCTACTGTAAGCACTTCTTTTACTTCAATTTCTTTAAACCATACTGAACCAATATGTTTTTTCTGCCATTCCAAACAATTCCAACATGGTTTATAATCAGGATAATCATCCATTGCATCAATTATCATATCCTTAGTTATGGTTTCACGTATCTTAGTTTCATTATCAGAAAATACACCAAAGTTACATTCCCTAATACGTTTATTACAGATATCACATTGATTTCTTAAACAATCCTGTACAGGTAAAAGTATTTTTCCACAATATTTTTCTTTTGTTGGTTTCTTTGCAAGGTAACTACACCCTCTTACTAATAATGAACTTTCAGTCATATCCCCAGCCTCAAAAAATGCAACTTTTCTGCCCTGCCTGTATCCACGCATCATAAGTTCCATTAACCAATATGTTTTACCACGTTTTTCCGGTCCCATAAAACTGACAAAAGCACCACGTACCAATTCATCATTCATAAAATCACCCAAAGGTCCTGGAAAATAAATTAAACATTCCCCTTTTTCTTTAAATGCAATATCAATTTTATCTAAAGTCTTAGGGTCGCTCAGGTCTAACGAATCATCTTCATATTGTTTTACAATTTTAAAATCATTAACTTGCTTTTCTGCTTCTTCTATTCTTTTCTTATCTAATGAGACTCTTAAATCTTCTAAATGTAATGTAATTTGTCTTTCAACAAAATATTCATTAGTATCATCAATAAGAGTTTTTATATCCTGCTCATCCTTTTCATACTCATTACTCAGTCTGGGTAAAATTTCACTCTCAATTTCTTCTGCCAAATCTTTATTAATAGTCCCCTGCCTGATTTTCTTAATGTAAATATTTTCAATATTTCGCATGGGAGCTTTCTTATATTTATTAAAATACTCCCAACACCATCTTGCAATCATCTTAGCAGTAGGGCTTTCAATATAATCAAATTGAAAGCTACTTTGAATCCTTTTAAGGTATTCTGTACTTGTAATTAATCCTATTACAATTTTACGCTCAATCATATTTTGTTACCTATAAATTGAATTTGCATTTCAAACGTTTTTAAGCCACTTTTATATTATTTTGGTACGGTTGCCTGTTTTTTTGGTTTAAATGGCTAAAACAAAAAGAAACAAGGCCAAAAAAAGTAATTTAGCTAAAATGTTTTTACCTTTTTAACCAAATTACACATTCTATTTATTCTTGAGGTTATTCTCTGGTCCCCTATTTTTTCCTCAATCTCTTCCAAACTATTATTACTTGTTATTATCGTGGTTTTTAAATTTTCATATCGGTAGTTTATTAATCTGTAAACAATTTCTAAAACCCAGTCGGTAGGACGTATGCTAAAAAAGTCGTCAAGCACCAACAAATCACAAAACATATATCTTGCTAAGACAGTATCCTCAGTAACAACATGACTATTATAAGCTGAACGTATTTGAACGAGTAATTCAGAAAAGTTTTCAAATACTGCAACTTTTCCTGTATTGTTTACGTAGTCATCTTTTTTAAACTTTAACATCATTTGGGCGGCCATTATTGTTTTTCCGGTTTCAACTTCACCAAATATAAAAGTGTTTACAACATCACCATCATATTCACCAATATTAAGGGTTTCTAAATCATGTGCAATTCTTGGGGTAAATACTTCTTTAATTATGTTTGGTTTAATTTTTTTGTCCCATCTTTCTACTGTTCTCATTTAACTTCTGGTTTTTTATAGTTCAGTTTGTTTTTACCTACGAACCCTGTTTTATTAACATTTTTGGTAGTTATTATATTTTTACTACGCTCAATAGCATTTTCAAGCCTAATAAACTTTTCACGTAGAGTTTTACCACTTTCAATAACAGGTACATATTCATCTTCGGAATGGAACCTGTACCAACGTAATGCTTTTTTTACACGCCTTAATTGAACACCATCGGTTTCAACCAGCAATCGAATAGAATTCACCCAACTGTTCAATTTTTGGCTATTAATTTTAATATTCTTTTTGGTAGTTATTATTTCACCCAAATTTTTAGCTAATGGTAAATAACATTTATTCTTGTCATTTTTTCGTGGCACAATTTTTTGTGCCACTATGTTATTATTACCTTTGTTATTATTTATATTATTATTTATAATAATATGAGAGTGTAAATTCTTTACACTCTTGTCTGTAAATTCTTTACACTCTTGTTGCCGTTTTTTTACTATCTGGGGAACACCTGTTCTTAGTAGGGTTTCATAATTATTATAGTGAATTTTAAAAAATCGCTTCGCAGGGTTGCCTTTTCGTTTGGTTGAAATTAATTTGAAATCTTTTAAGATACTAATACAGCGTTCTTGTTTGTGTCTTGTGAGAGTTGTATTTTCTTCGATTCTTTTATTGGTATGATAAAACCAACCATTATATTCCTCATTTTTTTCGGAATAATAAAAATCTTTTGAAATCAGCTCACTTGTGAGTAAAGCTGTTTCAATCCCAAGTATCAATGTTAATTTTTTGTTTATCATCCAAAAGGAATCTTTGGATAAGGTGGAAATTATCTGAGTTCTAATATCACCGTACATATTTTTTTGAATTAATACAGATAAAAAAAGTAAAAAGAGTTTCGAGTGTGCTGCCTCTACTCCTCTCTTTACTTTGCTATGTCAAACTTAAACAATCGAAACGAATAGGATTCATTTTCATCAGCACATAAAAATGAATAGATTCTATGTTAAATAAAACAACTTAACCAGCAAATTTAAAATAAATAATTAATATTTGCAAATAAAACTAATTAATTTATATAAATTAATTAGTTTTATTTGTTTTTGTGATAAGTTTTTTCAAATAATTTATTAATTATTTTTTGTGAGGTTTTCAAGTTGTGTGATTATATCTTGCTCCACAAAAATAAAACCATCCTTCATTTGCTTATTAGATATTGTAAACATCTGGTTTATGACTCTCTTTTTGACAAATGCTATCTGTCCTGTCCGATATGCTCCTATAAATTTTACTGTTTCCCCCTCTGTATTAGATTTATTAGGGTCAATTGCTATTAATGCTATGTAACCAGCATCAATTTTTTCTTTACAGTCATTACAAAATTCATAACCTGTAACTGTTTCTCTTTCCATACTCTTTTTCAATCTCTTGTCCAACATTACACCCACGTCATGTTTTACTCCACATATCGGGCAAACTTTCATTTCAATACTTACAAAATCTTTCATGATTCTTTTTCTTTTTTTAATTGTTCAAATATACTATTAAACGCACTCCAGAATAAATGACCTTCTGGTGTTAGCATCCATATAAAGGCTTTATGAATACTGTTAAGTTCAATGTAGTAATCCCTTGATTTAAAAGAATTTTTTTCTACATTTTTAATAAACCTTTCATAAAGACTGTTGTCTTTTAGAAATTTTTCTAATTCTTTACTCAAAATAACTTTCATAATTTTTTTACTTTTGTTATACAACTTAAATCCCAGATACAACCACTACTAACGTCCCAACCATAGAACCACATAGGGTAATCTCCATTACTTTCAGTATATTTTATTCTATTAAAATTTCTTATTTCAATACCTTTATATCTACTTCTTACTGCTTGCCAATCTATTGAATTATACCTTGCAGTAAATATACCATATGAATGTTTACCCGGAACAGAATATTTGTTGTGAAAACTTAACAATTCTGAATAATTTTCTATTATTAGAATTTGAGTTGTATCAATTTCTAATTCAAAATTATTTTTATAAATACCTTCAAATTCTTCATCTTCACACCAATGTTTCCATTCACCATTAATATCATACCATAAACCGTGTGGTTTACCATTAGGGTGTCCAGACTTGTAATATTTTCTGTTTAGGTCTATTTCCTTTTCTTCGGTTGAATGAATTTTACTTACCATATTTTATATCCCATAGTGTTATAAAATTGATTGTGTAAAACAGCCCAAAATGCGGGACCTTCTGGTGATTTTGACCAGCTAAATCCTTCGGCCATATTTCTAAGAAATACCACATTGTCTGTTAAATTGAACCCACCGTGATTTATTACATTATTAATAAATTCACTTTTTACGCCTTTTTTTGTAAAAAAGCGTCTAATTCTTTTGATAATACAATGTTGTCTTTTTTCATAATCTTTTTAATTTAAAAGTTTACTAACTAAATTATCTGCTTCTTTTTGTGTAAGGCTTCCTGGGTCTTTTCCAGCATCAAGAATAATATTATTTGCTTCCACACCCCGAAACCTAAGTTCTGCTACCAATTTATTTGCCTGTCTTTGTGCCTGTGGTTCAGGGTCAAATACAACCCACACACGTTTAAATATTTGTGAAATTAATTTCACTTGAGCATAAGTGTATTGAATACCACTTACTGCAAACGCATGTTTTCCAAGACGCCATACATCAGTAGGACCTTCAACACAAATACCAACGTCTTCCCAATATTCCTGCAACCCATATATTATTGATTTTCTTGGTATTATTTCTCTGTCCTCCGGACAGGCCATGTACTTATTATTTGCTCTCCCTGTAATATCCCGGCTGTCAAATGAAACTATTTGACCATTCCAGTAATAAGGTATTATAATCCTGTGCCTGTAATTTATTTTATCTAACAGGCTAACCGGACCGGTTCCTTTTATATTATACAACTTTTCAAGTTTATGGCTGTCAAAATGCCTTCTATTTAGGTAATTCCTATGAGCAGTTGTTAAATCCTCCATTAAGCTGGGGGGTTTGAACTCTTTTTTATCCTTCTGTTTGGCTTTTACAAACGTTCTATTAACACCATATTGTTTCATTAAATCCATTGCATTGGATTCAGAAACATTTAGTAATAATGAAATTGTTTTGGCTGGTGGATGCCAACCGCAACGCCAGCAAAAGAAATATTCTTCCTGTTCATTCCAACCTAAATGAAAGCCGGGATTTCCCCTACAATTTGGATATGGACATTCTGTATTAACCCATCCTGGTCTTGAATGTTTATGACTTTCTGGTGCAATTTCTATACTGAAATCGTTATACAATCTTATTATATCCATTTATTTTTTGTTTTTGAATAATATATCACCTAATTCTTTACCAGATTTAGTTAATTCATAACCTTCATCTGTAATTACTATTAATTCTCTTTTTAGTAAGTCTCTAATTATATTGTAGAATGATGCTTCTGCTCGGTCCATATAAATCATACCTTTTGAAGCATACCAATCATCAATACCAATTTCTTCACGTAGCAGCCATTCAGCTGATTCACCATTCTCATACAAATTTTTCAATATTTTGTATGGAAACCCTCTTTTTTGAGGTTTGTACTCTAATTCTCTTTTCATAATTCCACCCCCTATTCTTCTAGTACTTGTAATAGTTCTCTATAACCTTTTGGGTTACTGATTATATTGAATAATTCATCAGGCAATGAAAACCATACTTTGTTAAGGTAATAGAGTAAGTCCCTTGCTCTGTTTTCCTTCCTAACTTTTTCTATTATTTCACACCCATTTTGTCCAAAGTATTTTTTAATAAACCATTTGAACTCAGGGTAATTTTCATCAAAAGTCTTTAATATTTCTTCATCTGTTCTCATAGCTATTTCCTCCTATAACTTTTAATTATTTCTGTCAATATACTTGTTTCATTGCTTACCCTACCATCCAATATTTTATCTGTTGTTCTTTGTTTATGCAACACTAAGTCAAGTATTTTTTCTTCAATAGTGTTTTCTGCTATTAAATACCAGACTGTAACTTGTTTTGTTTGAGTTATTCTATGTACCCTGTCAATAGCTTGTGCAAGTGGTCCGGGGTTCCAATCATATTCAAGTACAATTATATTTGAAGCAGCTGTTAATGATATTCCTACCCCAGCAGCTTTTATATTCCCTACAAATAATCGTATTTTAGGATTATCTTTAAATTGGTCTATTGCCTGTTGTCTTCTATTACCGGTTACTTTACCGTCAACTCTTACAGCAACATCTTTAAAATGTTCGGTTACTTTCTCTATTATTGCAGTATGTTCAGCAAACACAACAAGTTTTTCATCACTTTCATCAAGAAAGTCCTGAATCCAATCAATAGTTTGTTTTAACTTTCCTTTTGCTGCAAGTTGACGTAATGCACCCAGCTTAACCAGAGTTGGCGCACGCATAGCACTTCTTATTTTTTGGGTCTTTATTTCTTCCATGCTGACTTTAACACCTTCAATTCCTTCGGCTTTTAATTTTTCTTCAATATCCTTTTCTGTATCACTAAATTTTTGGTCAAGGTATTCTATTAAACTTCTTTCAGCTTTAGTGTAAAGTTCACGGTTGCTTATTTCAAGTATTATTCTTTCTGATTGTTTTGGTGGCAATTCTTTTAATACGTCTTTTTTCTTACGCCGAATCATTACTGTTCTTGTAAGAATTGCATGTAGTTCTTTTATATTACTTGCACCGGTCCGGTCCCAGCCAAACCTTGTCTTTTTAGCATCACAATAACGTAACGAAAAAGACTGATAATTTGGGAATAATAAGGGTTCAATTACAGTTACAATATTGTAAATGTCTATGGGTCTGTTTTCTATTGGTGTACCTGTTAGGCAAATCATCCTTTCTGTGGCTTTTGAAAGCCTTTTGATTGTTTTTGTGCGTTTTGCCTTACTACTTTTAATGTAGTGTGCCTCATCCAATATTATTTGCTTAAAACGTGTTTCAAGCAAAGGATAAAACCACTCATTTACCAACCTGTAATTTATTATTACAAAATCAGTATTATGAAAAGAATAAGGTGTCAAACCGGATAGTATGGTTACACTTGCATCAGGTATCCATTTATTAATTTCACGCTTCCAGTTTATTTTAACGGAACTTGGACAAATTATTAATACAGGCCGAATATCTTTTCGTTCTTTCAGCCATGCCAGAGTTTGAATAGTCTTACCCAAACCCATTTCATCCGCTATTAAGGCATTACCATTATTCTTTTCAAGAAAGTTGACACCTTCCATTTGAAATGGTAGTAATTTCAATCCTAATTCAGTAATTCCATGAATACTGCTTATCGGATTTCGTTGGTCATAGTCCTTATAGTATTGCTGTTCAAGTTCCTTACTTAAAGTAAATCCCATACTTTTTAACATTTGCACATTTTGAATGTCATATGGAATTTTTACCGTTTCTGTAAAGATATTATACTGGAATCCTTCAATGTTTTTGAATATTCGCAGCATACCTTTATTAGTAGGAAACTTCAATATCAGCTTCTTACCCCTCTTTTTAGCTTTCAACATTTGCGTTCATGCTATTATTTTTAGTTATGTTGACTATAAATTAAATCATCCTTTAACTCGAAAGCACATTCTTCCAAGTGATTCCAATACAGGGAATCTAATTGGGAACGGTGAATCATAATGGAATCAAGTTTATTAAACCTTTCTTCCATATATTCCATTTCTTTTGTGTGATTGTTTTGTATTCCAATAGCTAATATTATAGCTACACCCATGATATAAGCGATTATAATTATAGAATGGAAACTTTTCATAACACTTCAAATTTTTCAATTTCTCTTTCTCTTACATAATCACCTGTATATAAGGTGAATCCCGGCTTAGGAAAATTATTTTCCTGCCAAAATGGAATACGATACCTTCGACCATTAATTTCCTGTATGAAAGTTCCTGTCCAATCACCAGCGGAACTTGTTTGGTCCGTGTAATATACTAAAAGAACACTTGGATATTCTTTTAATTTACGTCTTGGTGCATACCAATTCCCTTGAACGATATAACACTTATTACTTAATATATTCATATTCGCTTTTGTATTAATATTGAATCACTTGCATAACATTTTTTGTAGTCTTCAAAAGTTCCTTCATAATAATATGAACCTTTTGGAATTACACATTCCCAAATTTGGAATTTAGAATCTCCTGCCATAAGAGTTTCATCATCAACAGATTCCCATTCTTTATATTCCTGTAAGGCATCCTCATGGTTTGTAAAAGAATGATACCCTATTTTTACTTTATTATCTTCGATATGAATATCTGTTAAATGGGTTCCCATCTTCGTCTTCACTTTCATAACCCATTAGGCAAGCAAAGACCTTATTTGCGTTCTTGTTTAAAAAATTTCCTGTACTCATTTTATTTAA